GAGATGCTCACCTATAACCCTCGATCAATGGAGGGTCAGGCAGGTATGCAGTCTCTTATAAACTCTGTTAGTCAGATAGCCGACACGGTTGGACTTGATACAGCCTTTCAAGTCTTAAATGAGGAGATCATTCCCAGAGTACAAAGCACACTAGGCGAAGACGCTGCGAGAGAGCTTGGCTCGATGGCAATGATGATCCCGGCTGTACGAAGACTGTCAGGGCTGCCAATGGACACTGCCTCACGGATGCAAAGAGCTAAAGAAATGGGCTTTGATGACGAGCCTTTGTATATTGGTAGCACCTTTGACATTGAAGAACTTGATTTAGAAAAAATGTCTCCTGAGAGTTACATGGGACGAGCAATCTACACTACAACCTCGCCTGATGATGCAAGTATAAATTACGCAGGAGAAGGGCCGGACTTAACCAACAAAATACAACTCAGAGCCGAAAGAATCGCAGATGAAACTGACAGGAATTACGATGACCCTGAAGTCTTAGAACAAGCAAGAAGCGAAGTAAAAGGAGAAAATTTAGGAGTTATCTACCCTATGATGGGAAGATCAGAAAAAGTTTTTGACATAAGAACATACGGAGATAACCCAATTCTCAGCTACAAACTACGAGATATGGATCCAGAAGATTATTTAGACGAAGCAAAGTTGAAAGTCGATAAAAACGATTACGATACAACAGAAGAATATGACGAAGCTCTAAGAGAGGAAGCAGAAGATATTGCGAGGGATGATAGTTATAACTTTGAGCCAGAAGGCGAGTTAGTAGATTTTTTGCAAGCAATTCGCAGAGATGACAGAGTGTCAAACGAGGACTATGAACAATTAGTTCAAGACATTGGAATGAGAGCCTTTGATGATGAAGGCATATCAGCGCAGGATCTTAACAGGGTGATGAGAAAATCCACCATGTATGCAGAAGATCCAGAAACAGGAGCTATAGTCAACAGCGATGTTTTTCGTAATGCTTTGCAAGAGGCAGGGTTTGACACAATAAAGATGGATGCTGATACGTTTAAAATGGAAGGCGTAGAAGGCGCAGAACATAGGATCTTTCTCAAACCTGAACAGTTACGATCCATTAACGCAGAATTTGACCCAGAAAAAAAAGACAGTTCAAACATATTATCAAGCATCCTAGATCAAAGATTTAGGAACATAGCTTAATTCGGTTCAACGCACCGTAAAAGCGTGGGCTTACTTGCTGCCCTCTGAGCAAGGTAAACATTCGTGGAGACGTACTCATATGGAAACTGATGCAGCAATCGCTGAGGCTGAAATATTGCCGACGGAAATCGAGCAAGCCGAACAAGATGCTCCCGAGCCTGAACAGGGCGAAACCTCTGAAGCAGTAGAAACTCCAGAAACCGAGGAGAAAAAAGCAGAAGAGCCATCCGGGGACGAGACACCCGAACAAGTAGCAGAAGAGAAGCAGAAAAAGCGTAACTCTGTTCAAGAAAGAATCTCACAACTCGCACGACAAAAAAACGAGGCGAACACTCGTGTACAAGAACTAGAACAGCAAGTTGCTTTCTTACAGGCTCAGAGTCAGCCTCAAGCTCAGGATGCGCCACAAGCCTATCCAAGACTTGAAGACTACGACTATGACGAAGCAAGACATCAACAAGCAGTTTTACAGTACACCTCAAACCTTAATGCTCAGAACGTCCAGCAGGTAATGCAACAGCAGCAACAAGCTCAGATCGCTCAATTACAAGCTCAGAAGGCACAAATTGCGTCTCAAGAGTTTATAGAGAAATCTAACGCTTTTGCTTTGGACTATAAGGACTTCAACGAAACCGTCACTAACCCTAATTTCCATCAAAGTGATTTGGTGGCAAGGACGATTGTTGAATTGCCCAACGGCCCTGATGTTGCCTATTACCTTGGCAAGAACTTGAAGATTGCCAACGCTCTGAACGCTAAAAGTGATAGAGACGCCAGAGATGATTTGATAAGAATCTCAACAGCGTTACAAGTGAACTCTCGAAAACGTCGTGCTAATACAACTAACGCTCCTGCGCCCTCGAAGACGGTGACACCTAAAGGAAAAGTCGCTAAGGACTTGGACAAGATGTCTCCTGAAGAATATCGAAGAGCAAGGGGCTATATTAAATAGGTAAATACCATGGCTAATTCATTGCTCACACCGAGCATCATTACGAAAGAAGCCCTTGCGATACTCCATCAGAAGCTCAACTTTATCGGTACGATCAATCGGCAATATGATGACCAGTACGCTCAGACCGGGGCAAAAATTGGATCGGACTTAAAAATCCGACTTCCGAACGAGTTTACTGTAAGAACTGGCGCAACTCTTTCGTCGCAAGACGTAACAGAGCAAAGCGTAACTCTTTCAGTTGGCACTCAAAAAGGTGTGGACTTTACGTTCTCATCTCAAGAACTAACGCTCACAATCGACGAGTTCAAAGCACGATACATCGAGCCAGCGATGGCGGTATTGGCTGCGAACATTGAAAGCGATGCGTTTACGATGTCCAAGGACGTCTTCAACTTTGTCAACGGAGTAGGCTCTGCAAACTCTTTTGCGAATATAACCAAAGCACAAAAGGAACTGACCCTTGGGCTGGCTCCTTACGGTGATCGCGTGTATATGCACGATCCTCAAAGTGTTGTGGATATGCTTGCAGATACCAAAGGGCTCTTTCAAGACTCAGGGCAGATTGCTCAACAGTACAAAGAAGGGATGCTAGGACGGATTAGTGGATTCGATCACTATGAAAATACCCTTGTCCCCACTCATACCACTGGTACAGCAGCAGCCTCGACAGGTTATCTTGTGAACGGAGCCTCTCAAACTGGCTCAAGTTTGGTCGTTGACGGTGGTAGTACCACCTTCCTCGTTGGTGACATTATCACCATTGCAGGAGTCAACAGGGTTCATCCTGAAACTAAAGCAGATACAGGCGTTCTTCAAAACTTTGTCGTGACTGCAAACTCAGGTAGCTCTGCGACAAGTCTATCCATCTCACCTGCTATTACTGCTTCAGGCGGCAATCAGAACGTTAGCGGTAGCCCTGCTGACAATGCGGCTGTCAGTAAGTTAGGCGGTGGTAATGGAGCTGATTGGACTGATACTTTGGCTTATCACAAGGACGCCTTCTGTTTTGCGACGGCTGACCTTGTTATGCCGGAGGGAGTGGACTTCAGTGCGAGAGAAGTCATGGACGGTATCTCAATGAGAATCGTCAGAGACTACTCCATTAGTGCTGACACCTTCCCTTGTAGAATAGACATCTTGTACGGATTTAAAACAATTCGTCCTGAAATTGCTACAAGAGTTGGTATCAACTAAACCCCCTGATAGCCGGGGCGTGAAAACCCCGGCTTTTTTTTAAGGTGAGATATGGCAACAAGTCAGGAAATCATTGATCGAGCAACGAGTCTTTTGCGTGTCCGCACTTCAGGCGTTACGTTCTCAACGGATGACGCAAACAAAAACGCAGACGTATTTATTGCGTTCAAGAATATGCTAAATGAGTTTGGTGAAGACGGTTTAGTGAACATTCCTGAGCCTTCCAGCTTAACTGATACGTTAGACATTCCAGCAGGATCAGTTCGAGGACTTGCTTACAATCTAGCGGTAGAAGTGGCAGCAGAGTTTGGTCTTGACCCAACTCCGATAGTCTTTGAGATAGCAAAAGAAACAAAAGATCGTCTCGAAAGTGAAATTACTTTAGATATGTCAATTGATGCCAGTGATCTCCGATGGTCGCATGGTAAGTACGAGATAGATAGCGATAGCCTATGAGAGCTTCAGTACCTTTAGAGTCGAGCTATCAAAGTACAAGGCTAGACGCAAATAGACAGCAAACCTTAAATCTGTTTCCTCACACACTGAGAGGATATAGGCAGTTTCCCGGCCATGTTACTTTTGCATCGTTCCAAGCAACAGGAGAAGCCCTCACAGACGCAAACGCAAGTGCCATAACAGACAGTGCAGGAGATGCGGTTCTAGTCTCAGTAACGCCCGGAGGCGCAGACAGAGGACTAATTGCAAACGGCCCAAATGGACTTTTGTATCAGGTTACAGGCTCGTCGCTGTACAGCATAGACTCAAGCGGAACCGCTACATTTAGGGGCGAAGTAGCAAATGACCCTCAGCCTGTTGTAATGGCAACAGACGCTAATCAGTTAATCATTTGCACTGGTGGCACTCCTTCCGCGCTTGTCTATACTGTTTCGGGTGGA